GATCGACACTTGACGGAAGTGGCACGCAGCGGCGTGGGCCTGCGCACTTATGCCCCGGCCGAAACCGTCTCAGCTTTGGTGCTGGCCCATGCGCTGTATGGCGATGCCTTGCGCAGTGGGGAAATTGTCGAGCGTAACCGTGTGCGTCATCCGGGCTTTGTGCCGGCCACCGATCTGCAAGTAGCGAAGGCCTGACCATGGATCAGCTGAATGACGTCACCTTGAGCGTGGGTGGGCACGACTACGGCGGCTGGAAAAGCGTCAGCATCGGCGCCGGCCTGGAACGCCAGGCGCGCAACTTTAGCCTGGGTATTACCTGGCGCTGGCCGGGCAGCGGTAAGGTGCCGGTGCGGATTGCCCAGGGTGAAGCGGTGGAGGTGCGCATTGGCCAGGAGCTGCTGTTGACCGGTTATGTGGACAGCACGCCGATTCGCTACGACGACAAGGAAGTCACCCTGAGCATCAGCGGGCGCTCGCGCACCGCGGACCTGGTGGACTGCGCAGCGGTGAATCAGCCGGGGCAGTGGCGCGGGCAAAACGTGCAACGGATCATCGCGGCGATTGCCGGCGAATACGATATCAACGTGGTCAATGACGCGGCGCTGACCCTGGGCGTGGACGACCACAGCATCGAACCGGGCGAGACGGCGTTTGAAAGCATCGACCGGCTGTTGACCCTGTCGCGGTTGTTCAGCACTGACGATGGCCAGGGCCGTCTGGTGATTGCCAAGCCGGGCAGCGCCGGGCGTGCGGTCGACACCCTGGTGCTGCTGTCGGGGGACGCCGCTCTGGACTTTTCCGGGGTGTTTTCCGAATACATCAGCAAGGGTCAGCGCAGCGGTTCCGACGTCAGTTTTGGCGCGGAGGCCAGCGAGGTCGAGGCGCGGATCGCCGACGCGCGAATCTCCCGCCGGCGGGTCAAGATTATTCAGCAATCCGGGCAGTTGACCACCAAGCTGGCCCGTGAGCGGGTCGAGTGGGAGCGGGCCACGGCGGTCGGCAAGGCCTTGACCGTCAACTACGTGATCCAAGGCTGGCGGCAAAGCAACGACGCGCTATGGCGGCACAACATGCTGGTGCGGGTGGTCGACCCCTTGATCGGTCTGGACCGCGACATGCTGATCAGTGAAATCAGTTATGAGCTGAGCGAGCAGGGGACCACGGCAAAAATCAGCGTGGCCCCGCCCGAGGCCTTTTTGCCGGAGCCGAATGACGCTTACGAGAAGCGCAAGGTCCAGAAGGGCAAGAAGACCGACAACTTTGAATACCTCATTCCAGCGGACTACAAACCATGAAAAACAGCATTGCGAACATGCTGGCACGCGGGGTGGTGGCCTTGGGCAATTCGGCCAGCAAGCTGCAAAGCCTGCAGTTGCGATTGTTGGCCGGCGAGGTCAAAGACAACGTGGAGCACCTGGAGCCCTATGGCTTTACCGCCTGCCCGCAGGAGGGCGCCGAGGCGCTGGCGGCGTTCATTGGTGGTGACCGTAGCCACGGCGTGGTGATCGTGGTGGCGGACCGGCGCTTTCGCCTGCAGGGACTGAAGCCGGGCGAGGTGGCGCTGTACACCGATGAAGGTGATTTCATCCATTTCAAGCGCGGGCGGATGATCGAGATGGAGACCCTGACGCTCAAGGTCAAGGCGGCCACGGCGGTGGAGTTCGACACGCCGGAGATCCGCACCACCGGCAAGATCATCTCGCAGGGCGATCAGGTCGCTGCCGGGGTGAGCCAGATCAATCACCCGCACGTCGACGTGCAACCCGGCAATGGCCAGAGCGGGCCGCCACTCGGGGGTGGCGCATGAACCGTGAGGAACTGTTGCGCCGCGCCGTGACCATCAGCCTGTTCACCTGGCGCCGGGCGGGGCCGGATGACGCGGTGGACGACAGCGACCGCCAAGGCTGGTGGGGTGACTGCCTGCCCTCGGTGGCCGGCGACAAGATTGGCTCGCGCTTGTGGCTGTTGGCGCGGCGCACGCTGGTCGCGCAGACGCTCAAGGATGCCCAGGCCTACGCCGAAGAGGCGCTGGCCTGGCTGCTCGAGGACGCGATTGTCACCGCTGTAAGCGTCACGGTGGAGCGCCGGGGCAACGACCGAATGAACTTGCGGGTCACGCTGACCGAACAGAGCGGCGCCACCGTGGAGCTGGACTTTGAGAACACTTGGGGGCTGATCAATGCCGTATGAAATTCCAACGCTGCCGGCGCTGACCCAGCGCACCGAGGCCGATTTCGAACGCAATGCCCCGGATGCCTTGCGCCGCGCCGATGCCAAGGTGGCGGCCCGCGCGCTGAGCGGTACCGCCTTCGAGCTGTATGGCTATCAAGGCTATATTGCCCGGCAATCCAACCCGGCCACCTGTGACGAAGATATGCTGTTGCGCTGGGCCGATTGGCGCCTAGAGGACGGGCGCACGCCTGCCGTGGCGGCCAAGGGGCTGGCAGCGGTGACGGGCTCCAGCGGCGCCCTGGTCGACGCCGGCCAGCTCTACCAGCTGCCGGATGGCCGCCGCTACAAGGTCACGGCGGCGGTCACCCTGGTGGGTGGCGCGGCCAACCTAACGCTAGAAGCCGAGGACGTCGGCGCCTTGGGCAATGTCGCGGCAGGCACCTTGACCGCGGTGACGCCGGTGCTAGGGGTGAATTCCAGTGCGGTGATTGGCCCCGATGGCCTGGTCGGTGGGGCCGAACTGGAGGGCCTGGAAGCCTTGCGCGATCGGGTGCAGGCCGCGTTCAAAAACCCCAGCAAGGTCGGCAACGGGTCCGACTTTGTCGAGTGGGCGCTGGAGGTGCCGGGCGTCACCCGGGCCTGGGCCTTGCCGCGTTGGATGGGGCCTGGCACGTTTGGCCTGGCCTTTGTGCGCGATGGCGATCTGGACATCATCCCGACGCCAGCGCAGGTCGCCGAGGTCCAGGCGCACCTGGAGCTACGCCGTCCGGTAACGGCCGAGGTGTATGCCCTGGCGCCGGTGGTGCGTGCGATTCACTTCAGCCTGCGTCTGGTGCCAGATGGCCTCGCCCTGCGTGAGGCGGTCACGCAGGCGCTGAGCGGGCTGATCGTCGACGAAGGTGGGCCGGGTCAGACCCTGAAAATCTCCCGGCTGCGGGCGGCGATTAGCAACACTCCTGGGGAAACCGACCATGTGTTGAGCGTGCCGGCGGCCGATGTGTCGATGGCGGCCAATGAGGTAGCGGTACCGGGGGTGATGACATGGCTATGACGGAGGCGGACTACGTCGACAAGCTGCGCCAGATGCTGCCGCCGGGTCCGGCCTTCGATCTGGAACTGGAGCCGGATTGGGCGCAACTGGTGGCGGCGCTAGCCCCGGAACTGGCGCGAATCGAGACCGCCGGCGAGGCGTTGTTGCTGGAGTTGAATCCGGCCACCGCCAACGCCTTGCTGCCGGACTGGGAGGCCTACCTAGGCCTGCCCGATATCTGCATCGTGCCGGGCTCGCAAACCCTGGAGGAGCGCCGGCAAGCGGTCCTCGACAAGTTGACCGCGACCGGGGCCCCGCAGCTGAGTTACTACCGCAAGTTGGCCAATCAGGTCGGGCTCGCCACCAACATCGAGGAGTTTCTCCCAGCGCGGGTCGGGCCGAGCAATGCCGGCGATTTTCTGTATGGCGATGGCTGGCCCTGGGGCTGGATCGCCTCGGTGCCGCTGGAGGCCTATGGCACGCCGGCGGCGGCCGCCCTGGATTGCAGGCTGCAGCGCGATGCGCCGGAGTACACCGACGTGGTGCTGGCCTACGGGCGGGCGCAGCTTGATGGCATTGCGCTCAAGGTCGACGAACTGTTTACCACCATTCATTACACCCTGCCGGCCGCCGTCGCGGGGATCGAGGATTTTTAAACATGCAGAGAATTTCAGCCTGGTCTGATCTGGTCACGCCGGGCGGACAGTTCCGTTATGGCTCGCTGGCCATGGGGGTTCCCCCGACGCCGCTGTCGGCCGAATGGTTGAACATGCTGCAGGAGGAATTGGCGCATGTCGTGTTGGCCTACCTGCCGGCCCTGGACAAGAACGACAACACGCAGCTGCTCAAGGCCATCCAGAAGTTCGGCACGGCCTATGCTGTGAAGGCAACCACCCTGGCCGGCTATGGCATTCTCGATGCCTACACCAAAGCGCAAACCGACAGCATCGTGTCGGCCAAGGCCGATTGGGGCATCACCCTCGCGGCCTATGGCATCGGCGATGCCTACACCAAGGTGGCCACCGACGGGCTGCTGTCGGCCAAGGCCAATTGGGGCACTACGCTGGCGGCCTATGGCATCAACGATGCCTATACCAAGGCGACGGT